AAGGGAGATGTGTTACCATTACACCACAGGGTAATTAAATGTAGATATACACGGGTGTACTATCGCCAAGGTATGCCCCTGCAATATTGAAATCAAAGTAATCGACGGCATCTTCATGGGTCATGCCATTTTTATCCATTAGTTGTTGGATCATTTTATAGGCATCATAGGCAATGCATCCATCATGGGTCATTCCTATTACACAATCATCAAAGCCATCTGCTTTGAGTGCTTCTGGGTTTCTTTCAGCTATTTCTTCTATTGTCATAATTATTGTTTTCTTGGTCTACCTCTACCTTTTGGCATATTGACCCTTTCCCGCCACGCCACACGCCCGTAGATTGTTTTGGTTGCTACTTCCTCTGGCATATCAAGGATAAAGTATTTAAGGCGTTTCTGGTACTCAGCATTAAGTTTGCCAACGATGTCACCATAGTCTTCTCCCTCCCATGCCTTATGGCAAGCCTCTTTCATTAAAACTTCTTGTAGATTCATTTCTTAAATAAAAGTGTTGACATGGTAGAAAAAATCTTTACAAGGGGCTTTGTATGGAAAACAAGAACCTTACATTAAACCTCGAAAAGACTTGCGACGAGTGCGGTGGTACTGGTCGTGATTTCTATGATGAGGGTTGGGGTACTCCATGCTGGAAGTGCAATGGTTCGGGTCATGTCGTTACCAAAGATGGTGCGGCTATCCTCCAGCTTTTTGCTCATCAGCAGGGATCTCTCCTTCAATTTGCTTAATTGCTTCTAGCAGTTTTCGCAAAAGATAACTGACAAAGTACGCAAGTGCTTCGTCCTTACCCTCCTTTTCATCTACTCCCTTGTCTGCAAGTATTAGGTTGGCTATGTGTACACATTCATGGGCAAGCCAGGCTATCTTCTCTACTGTCATCTCCCAATCTTTCATAAAGATGATTCTCTGATCACCGCAATATGAAAGCATTCCTGCTGTATTGATCTCAGGAAAATCCTCTGCTTTTACATTTGGAAACTTTTTTTTGTACCATTCTTCTGCTGTTTCCTGAGTAACAGGCCATACAAGGAGACAATGATCCTCCCAAAAATCTATATCCAAATAGTATTCATGTGGTTTCATTTCAAAAAATAGTAAGGTCTTTTAACCCTTTTATCATTTTCAATGGTATAAAAACTTTTAACTTCAACTTTACCTTTTTTAACACCTTCCTTTAATCTGATCACAGTCTGTGATTTGCCGAGATTAAGTAAAGATTGCAATTCTTCCCTTGTTCTCCATCCTTTTGGGATTGGAGATACAAATTCTAGTGCTTCTTTCCATCTTAATATTTCGGATGCTGAATTATACAGATCAGCTTCTGATGGGTGTATTTTCTTTTGGGGCATATTGAATTAGCTTGGTTGCTGGTAAGTCTCCCTTTTTACATCCTCGCCAATCAAGGATGCCGATGCCAGGGCGACAAATGGCATCTCCAACTACTTTGTGACCATATTTGGTAAGCAACTGCCAAGCAGGTGTTACCATGAATATACCGTTTCCATCGTTGAAAATACCTCCCGTGTGGCGATGTCCTCGTAGATAAACATTGGGAACCCTATGCCCGACACGGGAGTAATTCTGACGAGCGTTTCCCATCGTAATGGACATGGCTCCTGCTTCAAGATAAGCCCTAGCGGATGTAGGCATATGGTGGGCAATATCAATAAGGATACCATTGACTTCAATCAGTCCTTTATCTCCCAACCAGATAGCTCCAAGTTCTTTGGCAATCATCTTTTCCCAATCACCAACGTGACACTCTGTTCCTGCTGTCATGTAAACCTTGACTGCAAGTTTTGCTAGTGGCTTGAGACATTCGATGGCGGCAAGTGTGTGATCCAGATTAAGAGCCGCTACCACTTCATTTGAACTATGATGCCTTCCTTCAATGCAATCTCCATTGATGATAAGTATGAATGGATCTTTTTTGAAATGATCTTTGATCTTTTCGTCTTTATCTTGCCAGCATTGCCATAGCCATTGCTGATGGATATTATTGCCTAAACCTATTTTGTTTCCAGTTGAAGTCTCATGGTTGTCAGGCCAAAGACCAACAGTTGATCCGCAATGAAGATCGGATACTATAACTGCACCTACTGGTTGATTTTTAATCATTGGATGGTTTCGGTAGCTTCTGTGGTGGCTGATCCGAAACCAAGTTACTTAGCAGAGTTGCGGCATCACGCAAAGAGACTTCTTCTTCTGCCATCATATCGGCAAGCAGTTGGCAGAGTTTGATACGCTCATGCAGATGGTGAAGATAGCTGATTAGGTCTAGCTGTTCATCACGGAGATTCTGAGCATACCACCCTGCTCCAGCAGTCCAGAACTGAGTACCATGTTCTCGACTTCCTTTGAGATATTTATCCATTCCAGCAGATCCTGCTTTTGACCAAATATTAAAAGCATCATCTTCTGGTTTCATCTCAAATTCTTTTGGGCTTTCGTTTACTTTTGGGTTTTTGAATAGAGCCATAACTGACTCTAGCAGGACGCAGATTCGCATATGGTTTTGCTGATGTTGTGGTTGCTATTTTGTTCACTTACTTTTACGACCTGTATGTTTCCACTTTGCCGCATTAGCCGCAAATGTAGCCATTTTACGAACAGCAGGAGATTTGCTGTGTTTTAATTGCTCAGTAGTTTTACCTGTCTTTTTCTTGATTGCGGTGAAACGACCTTTGTGACTTTCCTTGATGTGGATTCCACTTTTTTTGGTGGGCATAATTTTGGTTGTTATTTTTTACAGGCTACTTATGAATCGTTTCCAAATGTTCATGGGACGAATGTAACCTGCCACGTTGCATATGTGACAAGGATATTGATTGCAAGCATTTATTTCACGCCAGCACTCAGGGCAACAACCATTTGCCATAGCTACAATACCCGTTAAGATTTTGTAGCAGTATTTCAAGGAGCAGAAAGAGGTGTGCTTTGAATTGTCAAAGAACCCGTCTTATCTGTGTTGATAATAATGTTTATAGATTGAACTTGATCCCATGAAACACCAGTAGGAAGGTCAATTGCAGGACTAAGAACATTGATCAAAAGAGAAACGTCAGTAGTTTGCAAAGCCGCTGTATCAATTGCATTAGTAGGATTTACAGTAATTGCCATAAGTTTTTTGATTAGAAAGTAAAGGGTGTAATTTGACAAGAGCAATTTACCCAACTCTAAAGAAAAGCAAAAGATTAAAGCAAACCCCCCCTTTCATCCCCCCACTCCTCAGTAGGAAAGCCTGTCAGAAAAGAAAAGAAACTACTGCACCCCGAAATGGATGCAGGATGTTTCTCTTCTCTCTCATCGGGTAAGGAGTTTTGGTTCTCCAAAGCCGCTGTTGTTGGGTCGTGTGGTACGCATTCACACCCACCCTCAGTCCTTGCTGGAGATCCCATAAATGAGAAGACCCGCCGAGTGTTGCACCACAGGGCGGGTCTTTCAGCAGTAAATCGAAACTTATCTGCGTAGTAAAATCGCGTTCAAATGGTGCAACATTCAGAACGAGGAAAAAGTATCAAAGATTCTAAATGCGTCAAGCATCAAAATCCATCTTCATCAAAACTACTACCACCATAGCCCCAATCTTGTTCTTCGTCTGACTCATTGCCTATTCCCTTTTTGGCATAGACAAGTTTTTCTTCCCAATCACGAATCTCAACGATGTCCAAGGATTCAGATTCTTCTTCAAAGGTAAACTCTAGCCCTGTCCTTCGTAGCATCTGAACTGCATAGACCAAAGAATCAGCCAAATCGGGAGACTTCTTGATACGCTGTTTCATATCCAGCTTTTTCTCACAGGCAACCTTTCTTCCTTTGTGATGGTAAAGCCTACTGCAAAGCTCGTTTACTACTTGGCTATGCTTTTCTACATCAATACCAACCAAAGATCGGGTGGACATAGCAGTATGGACAGCAAACCAATACTCTGTAACTAGACGATCATAGGCTTCTTTACAGGTTCGTTTATCCAGGTTGCTGATTTGCCTCTCTGTAGGCATTCCCATAGAAGAAATAGGGAATACAAACATGGCTTCTGGATTGAATTTGCTCCATTCAATGATGATAGCTCTCATCATTTTGCCGCCATCACCAGAAATATCCAATCCAAAGTCCCTTGGATGAACTCCATATTCCAAACAATCTTTAACTACTTGCATTGCAATGCTTTCCTCAAAAACATCGCCCACAGATGAACTATATTCTCTTGTTCCAAGATAAAAACCAACCCTTCTACCTGTATCATTTGGCCCTATCCTGCAAAAAGTAGCCGCACATCTGTCACCACCAGCAGTAAATGCAGGGTCAAATCCGCAAACTACTTTTGTTCTATCACTCCAAGCTGGTTCCCAAGCTATATCACAGGCTTGAATAAACTGTTTTGAGAAAATAGTAAGCTCTACGGAACTGTCAGGCCACCAACCATATACGTTTCTCCAGTATTCTAGGGCATTTTTATTGCCGTAGCATCTTTTTAGGGTATTTGCCTCACCCTGTATGGTTAAGAATCTATCAAATGGGGGTATTTCGGCATCTGGTTTAAGAAAGTTTGGGCTATCTTCACCAGAAAGATGCAACGCAACGCCTGTTCTGGTTTTCCATTTATGGGTATATCTGTTTACAGCATCCCATCCCATTGGATCATCTGGTTCACATAGCTCTGTGTGGGGATTGTTGGCAGTATTTGAT